AGGGGTGATTTTCTGTTAGTTTTTTGAAAAATTCGTTATGAATCATTGTTTATCATATTTCAGTGTTATTTATACGATATGGTTACCCGATATAATATTATTTTAATAAATATAGTATAGGAGCCAATCTGTGTATTCAACCAACGTTTATCATTATACCCCAAGACAAATAGTTGTAGTAAACTTTGGCAATTCAACCAGGAGATACCAAAACGTGTATGCTAAAACATTAAAATTACATAAAGGTGTTGACAACAAATTACAGTTTCAGGTTTTAAATCAAGACCAAAAACCAGTCAACATTACAAACAAAGAAATAACATTAAGAATCATTAGTTTCGAGGGAAGTCACATATTACTTAAAAAATCATTAATGTTAACATTACCCTTAAAGGGGTTGGCAGAATTACAAGTAACTACTCCAGAATTAGAACACATTGATGCTCAAAAATGTTATTATACTTTAGAAATACCAGATGGTGGTTTTGACAATTTACCGATATTTATAGATAATGATGGTAGTGGTAGAGGTGTTATAGATATAGTTAATAGCACATTGCCTAGTTTTAAAGCAGCCTATGAATTTGATATTCCGTCGCATCCTCCGATAGTTGCACCGTTAATTGGTCAACTACCTATACCCATAACATATTACACTAGTATACATAGTACATCGGATAATCCAATCATAACGATTCAAATTAAATATACCGATTATACCGGTGATATAATTCCACAAGGATCTACTACTGGCGTCGGTGAATGGTATGACATAGATTATTATGACTATGATTTAAGTACGGGTACTGAAGGCTGGACCATAATAGGTTATCATCCTTATATCCGCTTAAAGTTTGTCAGTACTCACGGTACTGTGGATAAAATATTAGCCAGATAATATACCAACCTTCTTGCTTTTTGTTACAACTTATGTTAACATAGTAATATGTTTGACATCCTTTCATTAATTCCGGGTAGAAAGAAACAAACAGGTAGCGGTTGGACTAGCTTCAACGCTATTTGTTGTAACCAACGCGGACATAGAGAGGATAAAAGAAGTAGGGGCGGTATAAAATTCGATGGTGTAAATAATTGGGTAATGCATTGTTTCAATTGCAGTTATAGCTGTAGCTTTACATTAGGCAAAAATATAAGTCCCAAGACAAGACAATTTCTATTATGGTGTGGTATTGATAGTGACCAAATTCAAAGATGGAATTTAGAAAGTTTACAACACAAAGATTTATTAGACTTTAGTGGTAATCGTAAACCACGAAGTAAAGTAAAATTTAAATCACGTGAGTTACCAATTGGTGAGACGTTAGATATAAACAATCCCAATCATTATCATTATATTGAATATTTAGAAAAACGATGCATTCATTATGATAGCTATCCTTTTATAGTAACTCCCAATGACAGAGGAAGAAATAGTAATAGGATTATCATTCCGTATACGTATATGGGGAAATCAGTGGGACACACTAGTAGGTACTTAGATAATAAAATACCTAAGTATATTAATGAGCAAGATGCAGGTTATGTATTCGGATATGATTTACAAAAACCTGAATACAGTATGTGTATTCTAGTTGAAGGAATCTTTGATGCATTGAGCATTAACGGTTGTGCTTTAACTCATAATACAATAAGTGATGACCAGGCTCATTTACTTTCACAATTAAACAAACAGATTATTGTTGTACCTGATAGAGATAAGACAGGGCTAGATATAATTGACAGAGCATTGGAATTGGGGTATAGTGTAAGTTTACCTCCCTGGGATAAATCAATCAAGGATGTTAATGATGCAGTAATAAGATATGGTAAGCTACCTACATTACTAAGTATCATACAACACGCAACAAGTAGTAAGATAAAAATAGAATTAAGGAAAAAACAGATTGCTAAAGGAATATAACACAGACGTTCAACGGCTCTTTTTACAAATGATGCTAACTAATGCAGAATTGTATATTAGAGTTATGAATATTATGAATCCGCAGAACTTTGATCGGGCATTAAGACCTGTATCAGAATTTATGAAAGAGTACAGTGAGAAATATAGTATACTACCGGATATAACACAAATAAAAGCAACAACAGGAATAGAACTTGTACTCATTGAAGATTTTGGTGATAGACACACTGAGTGGTTCTTAGAAGAATTTGAATCATTTACTAAACGACAAGAACTAGAACGTGCTATTCTTAAGAGTGCCGATTTACTTGAGAAGGGTGAATTCGGACCAGTTGAGAAACTAATCAAAGACGCGGTGCAGATTAGTTTACAACGAGATATGGGTACAGATTACTTTGCTGATCCTAAAGCACGATTACACAAATACTTTAACGCAGGTGGACAACAAAGCACAGGTTGGCCTCAACTTGATAAACTATTGTACGGTGGATTTAGTCGCGGTGAATTGAATATTTTTGCAGGTGGTTCAGGTTCAGGTAAGTCATTAGTGATGATGAACATTGCATTGAATTGGTTGCAACAGGGACTTAGTGGGGTATATATTAGTTTAGAATTGAGTGAAGAATTAACCTCACTTAGAACAGATGCTATGTTGACTATGATGAGTACCAGAGACATTCGTAAGGATATTGACAGTACAGAACTTAAAGTTAAAATTGCAGGTAAAAAATCCGGTGATTATCGTGTTAAGGGCTTGCCAGCACAAAGTAATGTTAATGACATTAGGTCATATTTAAAAGAAGTACAAATTCAAACTGGAATTAAAATTGACTTTGTTATGATTGATTATTTGGATCTAGTTATGCCGGTTAGTGTTAAAGTTAATCCCAATGACCAGTTTATTAAAGACAAGTATGTTAGTGAAGAATTACGTAATTTGTCTAAAGAATTAGGTGTATTAATGGTAACAGCAAGTCAGTTGAATCGTAGTGCAGTTGATGAACAAGAATTTGACCATAGTCATATTGCAGGTGGTATCAGTAAGATTAATACAGCAGATAATGTGTTTGGTATTTTTACAAGTCGCAGTATGCGTGAGCGTGGAAAATATCAAATTCAATGTATGAAAAGTCGTAGTTCGACGGGTGTGGGACAGAAAATTGACTTGGAATACAACATTGAGACTATGCGTATTACTGACGAGGATCCTGACGGGTATGCAGACCAACAAGCAAAATATAGACCCAGTTCTAGTCCCAATGACATTATGAATCGATTAAAGCCCCAATCTACTGTAATTGATTCTATTACAGGAGAAATTGAGCCAATAAATACACGGGTTGTTGCTGATGTTCAGGGTTCAAAATTGAAATCATTGATAAACAATCTGAAAAGATGATAAATACTACTAGGAAACTATATCATGCAAAAGAAAACTCGCAGTTTGCTAGAGGAATTAGAAGCCATAGGCAATAACCGTGATACTAAACATATCATTGAGAGCCGAGCCCATAATATTATTACTAGTGCTATTAATCTATTAGAAATGATTAATAAACAGTATGATCCGGAAAAAGCACAAATACTAGAACGCAAACTACTAAGCGCAATCAAAGCCAGAGATCAGGGTAGATTTTCTAAGAGTATAAGGAAAAACGATGAAACTCAATGAGGTCATTACTGAAAATGCCTTTACAGATTTTGCTAAAAGACAGGCATTTAACCTAGTCGGACAACAATCTGATTGGGGTAGACAGGGATTAGAATTACAAACTAAACAGAAGTATATTACAAAAGTTGAACAACTTTTATCAATGAACATCAAAAGTGCTAATGTAGCCGGTAACACACCAGACCCGTCGTATGTTAAAAATCTAGTGGTTGGGTATTTAAAGAAAAACGGTATATCAATTCCGGTACAACCGGTACAACAACAAACTACTACACCAACACCTACTACACCGGTACCCGAGTCAACAGGGTCACCCACTACATATTATTGGGAAGAACAAATAGATAGATTAGCTCCTGGAGTTGCTAGTAACAATTCTAAAGCAATAAATCAAATGGCAAATTTGATTTATCAAATTATATCATCTGAAATCGAAACACAGCCTAATGTTACATTAGGTGGAGGTTCTAGTAGCGCATCTAGTCCTGCCCCCAATCCTGCTCCTGCCCCACCCGATAACGACACAACAGCTATTATTAAGATGATACGAAAACTTGCATCACAGGGTAATACTACTGGTTTGCAAACAATTGCTAATGCTGCCAATAGAAGTCTCAGTAGAATTGCTAAACAAAATGTAGCACAAACACCGCAAGCACCACAAAATATTCCCGTTTCAATTGGTGGCAATCCAATATCACCGGGACATCCCTCATATGCCTCGGCGCAGGCAGCGGCGCAGGCAGCACAACCTGTTCCGGAAAGCAAGAATACAGTACAGTCTTGGATTAAGGTTGAATAATGAATTCATTACGTGACCTAGTTGACAAACTAGAAGATATCAATACCGTCGTTACAGAAGAAGTAGAGTTAACTAAGGCTCACGTTGAACATCCTGAAGATTTGATATTTGATATTGGTTCTAGAGGAGCAACTCAAGGATTGCAAGCAATAGTTAACACTGTTAAAAATCCCAATGTAGTAACTATTAAGTGGGACGGATATCCTGCGTTAGTATTTGGTACTGGTATGGATGGTAAGTTTATCATAGCAGATAAACACATGTTTAATAAAAGTGACGGTAGCGGACATGTGACTAGTCCAAAAGCATTTCAACAATATGATATTGCTAGAGGAATTGACCGCAGCCAATTGCATCAAATTATTGCTACTATTTGGCCAGGTCTACAAAAATCATATTCGGGTAGTGGATTTTATTGGGGTGATTTGTTGTTTAGTCAACAATTACAAGATGAAAATGGGCTTTATAAGTTTAAAGCTAATCCAAATGGTATAACGTACACTGTTGAAGTAGACAGTGAAATTGGAAAATTAATAACAGGTAAAGTTGGGGGTATAGCAGTTCACCAGTATTTGCCACCTCAAGCCACTAACGTACAACAAGCACAATTATTAAACGGTTCTATTGGGCAGTTAACAAACAACAGTAACGTTGCTGTTATTCCAGCTAAAATGCCGACTACACCTAAGTTGAAATTTTCACCAGCAGATGTAGCAAAAATTCAGCAGGTTATCTCTCAGGCAGGA